GCAGCGGTGGAAGCCGCAGTGGCCGCAGAGCGTCAACGTGTACTTGATTTAGAAGCACTTGATGATGGTCAAAATGTCGCAATTACCGCGATCATCAATGAGGCTAAGAAAAGTGGAAAAACTGTTGAGGAAGTAAAAAATTATGTAGAAGCAGTAAAAAATATTGCTCCAGTAGAGGTGGTAGCCAATGCTGCGCAAAATGTTGTAGCCGCTATGGTAGCCGACAATAAAAGCTCCGGTGTTGATGGCGTTGCTGCCAATCCTGCGGCCGATGAGGCTGCTGTAAGTGCGGCGGCAGATGCGAAAGCATTGGATAAGATGGCCAAGGTAATGAATAGTAAATTTGGAGGTGCGAAATAATGGAAATGATTTCCAACATGAACGGAACTCATTATGATGAGCTTATTGGTGGTACAGCAGTACCGGTACTTACTAAAAACGTAACTCTGAAAGGTGTTACGGCCAGCTATAAGCGAGGCACATTGTTAGCTTTAGTTGGCGGTAAATATGAGATTGTAGATAACACAGCATCTGAAAGCGGAGCTGATAAAGCGTCTGTGATCCTTGCCAATGACATTGTTTTATCAGGGGCCGACGTTGTTACTACAGTTTATATCAGCGGTCAATTTAATCGTGAAAAACTTATTGTGGCACAAACATCTGATAATGCCACCGCTCATGAAGAAGAACTGCGTGCGGTCAATATCTATTTGACCAGCGTGAAATAAGGAGGATGAAGATAATGCCTATTAATATTGATGATACCAGAACTTTGCTGCAGGCAATTGAGCGCACCAATCCGCCGACTACGACATTGATTGATACTTTTTTCCCTGCGGTTAAAACCTTTTTGACGAATACCGTGGATATGGAATACCGCAAAGGCGGTCGTAGAATGGCGCCGTTTGTTGTACCGGGCAGCAAGGGTGTAAATATGAGCCGTAACGGTTCGCAGATCAGGTCTTATAAAGCCCCGCTGATGCGTCCTAAACGGACTATCGAAGCGTCTGATATTGAGCGTAGTGGTTTTGGGGAAGATATCTACAGCACTCGCACTCCGGCAGAACGTGCGCAAGAATTGCGCGCTTATGACATGGCAGAATTGATTGATGCCTGCGTCCGTCGTCAGGAGTGGATGGCTGCACAGCTTTTGATCAACGGTGAATACGAATGCAAAGGCTATGCCGACGATGGTGAAACTGTTGTTGTTGATACGATTACATTTTCTGAATTTGACAATAAAACAACTCTGTCCGGATCGGACACATGGGATAATGCTTCTGCTAAAATTTATGATGTCATGGGTGACGCATCTCAGAAGATCCGCCGTAACGCGGGTATGATCCCTACAGTGGCCCTGTGTTCACAGAATGTAGTATCCTACCTGCTCAATAACGAACAGCTTTATAAATATTTGTTGGTGCCCAGCCGTGAAAATTTAGCACTGATGAGCATTCAGCCGAAGCTGGTAAGACCGGAATTGCTGCGAGTTGGTTATATTGAATCACTTAATCTGGAAATCTACGCTTATGATGGTGTGTACGAGGGTGACGATGGCAACCTTGCCCAGTATATCCCTGATGATCATATGATTATTGGAGTACCCGGCCGTGGTAAACGTCTCTTTGGTGCAGTAACGCAGCTTGAAGACGACAAACAATTTCGTACTTATGAAGGCGCATACATTCCGAAGGTCACCGGCAATACAGAAAGCGATACGACTACTCTGGCTATGTCCAGCCGCTGTGTAGTATGCCCGGAGTTTTTGGATGATTGGGCGACCTTGAAAGTTAAATAAGGAGGTTTGTAAATGCAACAAGTATTGATAAAGAAATTTACTTTGCTACGCAATGGCGTCGAGTATAAGGCAGGAACGATCCTCGAGCTGCCGGAAGCTGAAGCGAATGCGCTGGTAACAGGTGCGCCGAAAGAATTTGAAAAAGTTTCGGTGGGAGTTGTAGTTAACTCGACTACAAGTGCAAAAAAAGCAGAAAGAACATTGAAAGATTTTACCAACACCGAACTGAAAGCTTTATGCGAAGAAAGAGGCTTAGAAGTGCCTAAGGCAGCTAATAAAGCAAAGCTTTTAGAACTGCTGGAGGGTGCGGCCAATCAGCAAGATGAGACAGATGGTGATAGTCTGCCTCCGGTCAATGCCGCAGCTACAGTAAAATGAAAACCTTTCGTGAGCAGATAGCCGCAGATAATACTGCGGCTTTTATTAACTCGTTAGAATTTGCCGATAAACATAACTTGAATGGTATCGAATGCAGCGCCATCCTGCAAGACATTTCTGTTGCAGAGGGGTTATCTACGGGGACTGGATCCAGTCAAACTTATGCAGGGATCTATGGTAGTAGGCTTCAGGTAAATTGCTTGGCAGAAGCTTTGCCTGAGCTTCCTGTATATGGACAGCTTTTCGGCGTCAATGATAAGCAGTATCTGGTTGAGAGCTGTGCTGATGACATGGGAATTTTGACGATACAATTGGTGGCGAATGACAGATGATTAAAATTGAATTTGATGACAAAACATTAGAAATAGCGCAAAACCTTTTTGCAGAGTGCCCGGAGCAAGTTAAGTACGCAGCATCAAGAGCGATTAATAGAACGGCTACGGCTGTACGAGCAGAATTATCGGGGTTAATAATTGAAAAATATGATATATCTTCTGCTAATGTAAAAAAAGCTATATCAATAAAACGTTCTATGCGTAAAGTTTTACGCGGTGTAGTCGGAACGGTGGGTAAGATGCTACCCATAACATATTTCAATTTAAGCCCAAAACCTAAAAATATTATTTCTGCATTGCGCGCAGGAGAAAAAATTGCAAAAGCAGGACCTATGAGAGTACGAGTAATACGTGCTGGAGGGTTTAAGAATGTTCCCGGATTATTTGTACAACAATCATCTCGTAGCAATTACGCTGGACCTATGCTCAGGTATTTGAAAACAAGATATCCGTTGGACATCCCATATGGCCCGAGCATCCCACAGATGGCGGGGAATAAAGACGTGCTGGAAGATTTAGCACCATTTGCAGAGAAGGTGTTGAATCGAAGATTTTTACATGAAGTTTCATATCGTTATGGAAAATTTGGAGGACGTTAATGACACAAGTCGAATTGATGGAAAATTTGGCAGCGTTTCTAAAAAATGTTGTCCTGGAATATGAATCGCAGCAATCTGACGGGACTTATTCTCCGATAAATGTTTATCCCGGATACCTGCCGGTGAAAACGAATGCCAAAGAAAGTGAATCATGTATTTATGTGCTGGTTCTTGAATGTGAAGATGGTGATGAGCAGAGTGCAGCAAAGGTTGAAATAGGATTTAGTATCATTGACGGTGATACTTCTGAGGGGTGGCGCAGCTTGTTTAATCTTATGGAACATGTACGTCAGGCATTGCTGAAAAAACGCACTATTGCTAATAAGCATAGGCTCATCTTGCCTATCAAATCTAAGGTGGCAGATGAGCAGCCTTTCCCGCAGTGGCAGGGC